CCTCGTTTGGAAGTGGTGTTCATTGATGAGGCACAAGACCTATCCCCTCTCCAGTGGAGGATGGTTCATTTGCTGCAATCAAATACCAAGGAGATGTATGTGGCTGGCGATGACGATCAAGCTATCTTCCGATACGCGGGTGCAGATGTAGACTATTTCATAAACTTGGATGGGAATGTCAAGGTACTCGACCAGAGTTATAGGATACCCTCCGCGCATCATACACTCAGCCACAAAGTCATTCAAAGGGTTGTCAACCGTAGACCCAAAGAGTTCAAACCACGGGATCAAGAGGGTTTCGTGCATTGGCATCGCCACTCCGAAGGGGTCAATATGTCGGAGGGCGACTGGCTTTTACTGAGTAGAACCACCAGAGGCGCGAAACAGATAGAGGAAGAGGTTCGTCGCCGTGGACATCTGTACATCTACAATGGCAGTAAATCAATTGATGGTAAAGTTCTTGAATCCGTAAGATTATGGGAGAATCTACGGTCAGGGGCCAGTATCACAGCAGAACAAGTACGGACGGTGTATGGTCAAATGCTACTTGGGACGCAAGTGGAATACGGCCATAAGACTTTTAGTAAAGGGCAGTCTGATCAACGCTACACACTACAGGATTTACAAGACTTTTACGGACTACTACACAGCCTCCCGTGGGATGAGGGGCTAGGTAAAATATCTGATACGGATAAGCGGTATATCAAAGCCTGTTTGCGTAAGGGTGAGTCTCTTACTGAGGAACCACGGATACGAATATCAACCATCCATTCTGCAAAAGGAGCTCAGGCTAGTAACGTCATGCTTTTGACTGATACTATGCGGCGCTCATATTCTATGTGGCGTAAGTTTGAGAATGAACACTTTGACGAGGCACGGGTCTTTTACGTTGGTTTAACAAGAGCGCTTCAAAACCTACACTTGATACACCCCATGTACAGTCGGGGATATCAAATACCAGCATAGTTATCAAAACGACCTGTTTGTGGTTGTGCTCTAAAAGCTATACCTTTTTAATATGTACATATGCAACATGCCTACAGAAAGGGGCTACATATGGAAGTTCACTACCTTACCAAAGATGCTTTTACTCGCCTTAACAAGCGAGCTATTGAGCGCAACTACAACCGTTCGGTTGAGCCAAAGTTTGTAAAAAGCCTTGGCGAGGACCTGCGGTTTCCTATTATTGAAACGTGGCTGCACAACGACACTGAGATGCGTTGCCAGATTGCGTTCAATTCTGTTGGTGACACATGCTGGCTTGACATTGCGCTTGCCGACTTCAATGTGTTACCCACCGTTGATACCGAAGCCTAGCTTTAGAAAGGAGCTTTATCATGGCACATATGGTAGAAACAATGGCCTACGCAGGGGAAGTCCCTTGGCACGGTCTTGGCAACAAAGTTGACCACAAGCTCTCTGCCAAGGAGATGCTTAAAGCTGCGGGTCTTGACTGGACGGTTAGCAAGCGTCCTGTGTATTACGCAGACAAACCTAACACATGGAACCTCAATGACCCCCGTGGTGAAGCTGAGATGCTTCGTGCGGAGGACCATTACGTTGTGGTTCGTGACTCAGACAACCGCGTATTATCTAGCTGTGGCGAGGGGTTTGTTCCCTTCCAAAACCACGAGACCATGTCCTTCTTTGACAAGTTCACAAAGTCAGGCCAAATGGAGATGGACACCGCTGGTAGCCTAAGTGATGGTGAGCGTATCTGGGGTTTGGCCAAACTCAAGTCTGGCTTCAAGCTTGCTGGTGGCGATGAGATCGAGGGTTACTTGCTCATGGCTAACAGTCACAAGGTTGGTACAGCCATGACTGTTATGTTCACGCCCATCCGTGTTGTGTGCAACAACACGATTACCTTGGCTCTCAGCCAAGAGGGTATCACTGGTAAGTTCCGTGTCCTGCATCTGCAAATGTTTGATGAAGAGATTCAAAAAGCAGCAGAGGAGGCATTGGGTCTCAGCGGCCAGCAAATGAAACAGTTCAAGGAGCAGTCCGAGTTCCTTGCCAAAGCCAAGGCAAGTAAGGCTGACATTGACAACTACATTGCTGAGCTGTTCCAAAAGAACTTACTTGTAGAGAGGGCTAAGTCTAAGGAAGCAGACCTACCCCCGCTGCATGAGGAGTTCAGCAAAATGTCGCGCAATGTGCTGGAAGCTATTGAAACTTCTCCTGGACATGACAAGGACTCTGCCAAGGGTACATGGTGGGGTGCGCTCAATGGTGTGACGTATGTTATGGACCACCAGAGCCGTTCCAAGAGCCGTGACCATGCGCTTAACTCAACATGGTTTGGCCGCAATGCTGCGGTCAAGCGCACGGCGCTGACCAAAGCGTTGGAGTATGCCAAAGCCTAAAGATGTGGGGGCGGGTAAAAGCTCGCCCCTCGCCCTGCGCCTTTCCAGGAGAGAACTTTTGGGAAGGCGTAGGAGTATTTAAGCCTTGCTTGATTCCCTATATATTGTAGAATTATTAGGTAATACCCCCATAGAAAGGAGGGCAATGTGGCCGCTATCAAAACCTTCGTAGTCTTGGAAAACTGTATAAAAAGTAACCGTAATGAACCGTATTCTTTCTTTGTATTCAAATCATTGCGCGAGCTCCGGCAGTGCAAAGAAATCAATGAGTACAGCATCGTGTTTTCCGAGGTACATCAGCTAGAGGATACGTTTAGTGAGGAAGAGCTAGAATGCGTTGTTTTTGCCTCCGGCGGGAAGCACCTTGATAGGTATCCCAGTTTCTATCGTAACTTTGCTGAGTACGTTGCAAAGCGAGCCAAGAAATATAAACCCATATCAAAGGAAGTAAATATGTCCGCTACTATTGTTCCTCTCGATCAGGAAGTTAAAACCGAACCAAAAGCACCGCGTCAGTCAAGGACAAAGTACAATCCAGAGGCTAAAATCGTGGTGATTGGTGCTAATCCCTATCGTGCTGAAAGTAACAGATGGCATAACTTTGAAGCCCTCTCAAATGCTGGCACGGTGGCCGAAGCCCTCACTGCCATGAAGGCACTTACTCCAGGAGGCAACAGCGTAGACATTCGGTTGGCGCTGGAAAAAGAAGCTATTAAGCTGGAGGAGTAAGCTATGTCAGAGAACATAGAAAGGTTCTACTACTGGATAAATGAGCGTCATGCGATTTATCAAAAACGAGCCAAGGGGGTTCGGCCCCCTTGGACTGAAGACCCTATTTTGCAAGAGTATAAGTTTACTAATCCCTTCCGTGAGAATGACCGTGTTACTGTTTGGATGCGAAATAATTGGACGAAACCAAACAACAATCGTCCACACGGTGAAATAATTTTCAACTGTTGTCTGTTCCGCATGGTCGGTACTAGTGAGTTTGCTAATGAACATGGTTGGGTGCAACAGTTCGATCCGGCGCAAACTAAACAATTGATAAACACTCGTATTGAGCGGGGCTTACGGACGTTTACTGGCGCATATATAATCACTAACCAAGGACTCAAGTTACCAAAATCAGAGGTAGTGGTTGACTATTTTCTTGCGCCAATCTGGGAGGACAGAGAAGCGTTGGCGCAAGTTGCCCAAACCACGCAGTCGCTGCAAGCCGTACATGAGGCGATGGCTACCTATCGGGGATGGGGAGGGGGAGGTTTTATGTCATACGAGGTGGTTACCGACCTCAACTACACGCCTGTATTATCATCGGCAAAAGACCGTTATAGATGGGCCAATGCCGGTCCAGGAGCTAAAAGGGGACTGAACCGCATACATGACAGACCCTTAAAAGGCAGGCTGGGTGATTATCAATGCAATCGTGAGATGCAAGATCTACTTGAGTTAAGTGGTCGTTACATTGGTAAGCATATAGACCCTCTGGCAGTTGATATGCGCTGCATTGAGCATAGTTTGTGTGAGTGGGATAAATACGAGCGCGTAAGATTGGGCCAAGGCAAGCCTCGCAGTAAGTACCATGCCGATACTGGTATGTTTTTGGAGAGTCCTAATGGGCCGGTGGCGTAGACATGTTTTGTCCAAAATGTATGAGCAGGTCTTCCGTCGTAGACAGCAGACCAATTACCCACGAAGGCGTGAAAACAATACGTCGGAGGAGGATATGCACTTGGTGCAAGCACAGTTATCGGACATTGGAAGTATTAGAGATCTCCAAGCCCAAAGAGCGACCGAAGCCGAAGCCCCCGAAAAAACCAAAGAAAAGAAAATTATTTCCACGGACGAAGAAACCAACGGTTTTTGATATTGATAATATGACAGACGAACAGTTAGAAGAAGCTATGATGTCTGGCAGAGTAAAGTTTGACGAGGATGAGATATGATACCTATTTATATCCCCACGCGAGGTCGGGTTGGTAAACAGACCACTTGGGAAAGTATTGGGCCGATAGGCCGTGAACATGCGGTTCTGGTCTGCCCCTCTGAAGAAATAGAGGAGCATAAAAAACATGGGCGTAATTGTCTGGATCGTGGCGGTATGCGCGGTATTAGTAATGTTCGGCAGTTTATCATTAATCATGCAGTTGAGTCTGGGCTTGATAAAATTATTATGCTGGACGATGATCTTGTTTTTGGGCGTAGGATCTCTCGCGATGCTCCTAATTTAAGAAAAACAAACCAGCAAGAGATGCACGAACTTTGGGAACGCATGGAAGGTTTGTTAGACGGTTTTGACCATGTGGGGGTCAGTCCACGGCAAATGAACGATAAACACTTCCCACACATTTCAAAAGATTGTATGCGGCAAAACGCTGTTCATGGCCTCAACCCTAAGACTCTTCATAAAGAGGGCATACGCTACGACGCTATGCCTTTGATGGAAGATTACTATGTGACACTCAAATTGTTCAGCCGTGGATATCCAAATCGTGTCGTTGTCGATTGGACATGGGATCAGCGCGGTGCTTCTGGTGCAGCAGGAGGATGTAGCACATATCGTGATGCAGCTTTACAAGAGACCGCAAGTTTAAAACTCGCTCAAGAGTTTCCAGATCATGTGAAGGCTGTACAAAAAACTACGAAGACAGGCTGGGAGGGCATGAGTACCCGCTGGGATGTCCGCGTACAATGGAGAAAGGCCGCAAAAGATGGCAAGTGTTTCTAACCACTTTCAAGACCCGCCCAACGCCATTCAAGTAGAGTTTGTTGAAGGGTGTAATCTGGCTTGTTCATTCTGCGGTATACAATCAATCCGCGACAACAACGCGGACGGCCCTGCCAACATTCATGGTAAAGCATCATCGCCTTACAGTCATATGAAGTTAGCAACAGCCACTCGTATATGTCAACAGATACAGAAGTATAAATGGAATCCGCGCATAGAGTTTGCTATGCACGGCGAGCCAACCATGCACCCTTTCTTTATTGAGATGGTGAGGCACTTCCGCATCATGCTGCCAAAGACACCACTTATGATGACGAGTAATGGTGGCGGCCTGTTGAAAGATACAGAGGCCACTGTTAATAAACTTATGGACGCAGGACTAAATGTTTTATTCCTGGATAATTACGAACGAATAAAAATCGTAGATAAGATAAAGGAACGGTATCATGGCCCTCATCCTGTCTACGAGTACCCTGCCGATACTAAAGCAAATCCACACCGACGACGAAAAATTGCAGAGCATGATATTGTGGTTGGAATGGATCTTACATTGGCTACTAACGGAACTCATGCCCAAGTCAGCAACCATGCCGGAAACGCTTTTCATTTAAACCATGACCAAGATGGTAAAAGATGCGCTAAACCCTTCCGTGAACTATCTGTACGTTGGGATGGTAACATCGCCCTGTGCTGTAATGACTGGCCGGGATGGTACAAATGTGGGAACATTCTTGATAGTGAGCTAGAGGATATCTGGCAAGGAGAAGCCTTCCATGCAGCGAGACAGAAACTATATCATGGGGATAGGTCTTTTGGACCTTGTAATGGTTGTGACAATACCACTCTGCGTAATGGCTTGCTGCCTGACCGTATGGGACAAAAGACGTTACCCGAGCCAACGCAGGAAACAGATGCACAAATAGAAAAAGCATTAAGTGGAGGCACTTACACGAAACGTGTGAAAAAACATTTTGACTTTATTTAAAGCCCGTACAGCCGCCGGAAGGTTGCTTTTGGTGGTAGGCTAGGGCAAGTTAAGCCAACGCCCTCGAGAGGCGTTTTAGGCCCATAGAAAGGTGGTTCAATATGGCACTGTTTGGCGCAGCCCCTATGAGGGGTATACATTCCTTCGCATGTAAAAATGTGAGTGAAGCATTGTATGTAGTTAAGGAAGCATTAGACGCACACGGCGTAGAAGTCGATACTCGTAATGGTAAAGCCATTGAGTTTAGAGAGCCCTGCGCAATCGTTTATAATAACCCTAAAGAGCGGGTGCTGTTCTATCCTGAACGTGATGCAAACCCTGTCTTCCATTTCATGGAAAGCTTGTGGCTCTTGGCTGGTCGTAATGATCTGGAGTGGATACAGCGGTACAACAAACGGATGGGTGAGTATAGCGACAATGGCACTCACCTCCAAGGTGCTTACGGGTTTAGATGGCGTAAGTATTTTCACCGTGACCAGATAGAGCTAGTGGTCCATCGCCTCATGACCTATCCAAACGATAGGCGTACTGTCTTGACTATGTGGGATCCTGAGTGGGACCTCCGTAAAGAGAACGGATGTAAGGATCACCCCTGTAACACGCACATCTATTTCAGTGTCCGTGAAAACAAACTAGATATGACAGTGTGTAATCGCAGTAATGATATGATCTGGGGAGCATTAGGAGCTAACGCTGTCCATATGTCCATTCTGCAAGAATACATTGCTGCGCGTATCGGTGCGAGTGTGGGTATCTACACTCAGTTCAGCAACAATCTTCATGCGTATATAGATGTGTTGGCAAAACTAGATGGCATGAATCCTGATTATGATTCTTACGCCGCTAGGATGATAACGCCCTCTCCGCTTGTTTCAAACGTAGAAACATTTGATGAAGAGCTTGATTGGTTTATGGAAGACCCAGACAAACCCAGACCATATATAAATGTCGTATTTTCCGAACTGGCACAGCCTATGCACAGAATGTGGGTAGCTTGGCAGGGCAAAGATTTCCCTGAGGCTGTAGAACATTCAAAGGACATAGTGCCGGATGATTGGCATCTGGCTTGCTTTGAATGGCTAGATAGGAGATACGACAAATGGAAGGATCAGATATCTTGAAGCATGAGAGTCATGAGGCTTATATGACACGCCGTATGACAGAGCTCGAGCAAGAGGAGTATAATATTATGAACGAAGAAGGTGACATCGATGCTGATGACTACAGTGCCATTATCAATAGGGTGCTGGGTCTAGCTAACGAGGATGTTGAAGGGCTGCATGTTTCAGAGCAATCCTACGGCGATAGCTGGAAGCAGCGCGGAGGTGTTGGTGCGTTTATGATGCTGGCTCGCAAATGGGACAGGCTTGAAAAGCAAGTGGCTGACTGGAATTACGATGTGTTCCAAACAGCAGATGAAGACAGACGTGAGGAAGGCGTTTTAGATGATATACGCGACCTACGGCGTTATTTGTTCCTTGTTGAAGCTGAAGTACGCATGAGACAAAATGGAAAACAACCCAAAGCTAGATGAAGTAGTGATAGCTGTTTGTGATTGCGGGAGGGAAAGCAAACAGCTTACCTTCCGCAAACTCAAAAACAAATGGCCTCATTGCTCTCATTGTAATAGGCCCATGAAAGTGAAACCACAGAATGCAGTTTCCTCTGTTCACACCACCGACTGAATGGGTTATGCCCGATGGTTATCCTGACCTATCGCAAGCGCGTGAGGTAGCCATTGACTTGGAAACCCGTGACCCCAACCTTACTACGATGGGTAGCGGATGGCCCCGCAATGATGGATATGTGATTGGAGTAGCTGTCGCTGTAGACGGTGAAGCATGGTACTTCCCCATACGTCATGAGAATGGTGGGAACTTTGACGATAAGCAGACTCTGCGATGGCTGAAGTCTGTCTGCTCTGTTGAGCGCGATTACATCATGCACAACGCCATGTACGATTTAGGATGGTTATGGGCCGAAGGTATAGAGGTGTGCGGCCGAGTTATTGATACAATGCTCGTCGCCGCCTTACTCGATGAAAATAGATTTAGCTACGCACTCAATGCCCTCGGCCGAGATTATCTCAACGAGCGTAAGAGTGAAAAAGATTTGTATGAGGCCGCTGCTTCATTTGGTGTAAATGCCAAGAGTGAGATGTGGAAACTGCCTGCTCATTTTGTAGGTGCTTACGCTGAGCAGGATGCTGCGTTAACACTCAAGCTGTGGCAGCACTTCAAAGGTTTGATTGTCAAGGAAGATATTGCAGACATCTTTGACTTAGAACTCAATGTCCTCAAAGTCGTGTTTGATATGCGTAAGAAGGGTGTGCGCGTAGATTTAGAAAAAGCAGAAAAGCTGAAGCAGCATCTCCAACAGCAAGAGGAGCAAGTGCTGGCTGATGTAGGTGGGTCTGATATAGATATCTGGGCCGCAGCAAGTATAGCGAAAGCATTTGATGCAGAGGGGCTGAGATACCCTAAAACGCCAAAATCAGGACAACCTAGCTTCACTAAAAACTTTCTGGCCAACCATGCCCATGACTTGCCAAAGGCTGTGGTTCGAGCTCGAGAGCTGAATAAAGCACGGACTACGTTTATCGACACCATACTCAAGCACCAGCATAACGGTCGTATTCATGCCGAGGCACACAGCCTACGGAGTGATGATGGTGGCACTGTGACAGGCCGCTTTAGCTACAGCAATCCTAATCTTCAACAAGTACCTGCACGGAACGCAGAGATAGGGCCAATGATCCGCGGCCTCTTCTTACCGGATGAAGGGGATATGTGGGGCGCTTTTGATTACAGTAGCCAAGAACCACGGCTCGTCGTTCATTACGCCAGCTTACTGAAGTTAGAAGGCGCACAGGCTTTTGCTGACCAGTACAATGTAGATGCTAATACAGATTTTCACCAAATGGCAGCAGATATTGTGGGAGTGCCGCGTAAGCAGGCTAAGGATATCAACCTTGGTTTGTTTTACGGGATGGGTAAGAACAAACTGGCCGAGCAACTTGGATTAGAGTTTGAGGATGCTAAAGAGCTTTTCAAAGAGTATCACGGCAAAGTCCCCTTCGTTCAGCAGTTAGCAGATTATGTTGTGAACCGTGCTTCCAACAAAGGAGTAGTGCGGACGTTACTAGGCCGTAGATGCCGGTTTGATAAGTGGGAGCCAAATGCCTACGGTACATTCAAACCGATGAGCTATCAAGATGCTTACGCTGAACATGGGCCTAGTATAAAGAGGGCATTTACTTATAAGGCTCTCAACCGATTGATACAGGGCAGTGCTGCTGATCAAACTAAAGCCGCTATGGTAGCTCTCTATAAAGAGGGAATAACACCACTCATACAGGTGCATGATGAATTAGATATATCTGTGCCGGATAAACAAACTGGAGACCGCATCAAAGATATCATGGAACACTGTGTAGATATGCAGATACCTAGCGTTGTTGATGCAGAGTATGGGCCAAGCTGGGGAGAAGCTAAATGAGCATACCTAATCGTAGACCATGTATCACACAAGACGTAGGGATGGGATTGAGTGTGACTGTTAGTTATCATCCTGAGACAGGCGAGCCCATTGAAATCTTTCTTGTGGAAAGAGGCAAAGCCTCTGATAATCCAATGCAAGAGGCATTGTACAACCTCGGCGTTACTGCATCAAAACTCATGCAACACGACGATTAAAAAGATAATTTAGGGGCTAACATCTGTAAACTGCTGTGTTAAATTAAAGGTAGGCAGTTACAGAAAGGACAGCCCATGTATCTCAACCATCTGGACTACGAGCAGGATATGCTCCAGCATGTCCTGTGCTACACCGTCACCGAGTTCCTTGGCTGTGCTAAGTATCGTGTGACAGAGTACGGCACGTTTGACACCGCCTTGCGCGACTTCAACGAGTGGAAAGATGCCGATCCATCTCGCCGCTTGTTGATTTACGCCGTATGTCAGCCGCCCAACCGTCCTCTCACTGTCAGCCTGCCTATCCCTCAGGATTGGTACGGCAAGTTAGCTTCATGAATATATTCTGGTTATCCATGGACCTTGAGCGTTGTGCTCAAATGCACACCAAAAGTCACATCAGCAAGATGCCGACTGAGATGGTGCAGATGCTTTGCACTGCTCACTGGACTCATGGCAATGATGCACCATGGATGCCTGCCTATCACCACCACCCATGCACGATATGGGTTGCACAGACCGTGGAAAATTACCGCATTGCTTGGAACCTTGGATACCAGTTATTCAAAGAGTTCAGGTACCGGCGTGGCAAGATGCACGGCTCTGAGCCTATTTTCTTTTCAGTTCGCTGTGCTCCTCCGGCACTTACCGCTCGCGGATACACAAAGTTTCCGCAGGCTATGCCGGATCAGTACAAGCATCATGATGTAATCACAGCCTACCGTGATTACTACGTCGGGGAAAAGCAGCACCTCTTTGATTGGGAGTGTCGCCCTATTCCTCAGTTTGTTGTCAACAGCAGAAAGTACCAAACAAATGACTGATCCTACCCAGTTTAAGTCTGTAGGCGTTGACCTTCGCACCTACAATCTCCTCATGCGCGAAGCGGATGAGCAGTGCCGCACTATCAGTGGGCAGATTAAGTTCCTTGTGAAAAAGCATCTTGAAGGTGCAAACGAGGATGAAGTTCGTGCCTTACCGGCTCCTACTCCAGCACCGCCGCCTGTGTCGGTGGTCAAGCCTGCGAGACGGCCTAGTTTCAGCCGTATCATTGCTACCGGCGCTTCTGCCGATATGCTGGTGCGGTTCTACCAGACAGAGGCTACTTTGTCCTCTAAAGACTTTACCGACCTTCCTGTGGAAGACCCGTCGGGCGCGTTGTATAATCTGGCAGCAAGGGGTGACCTGAAACGTATCGGGAACGCTAAACCCTTTTTCTACCAGATTACTCCACAGGGTAAGACTCGCGCTCGCAAAATCATCGAGGCAAGGAGAAAGAAAAATGGCTCGTAAAAAATACGATCAATCCATGATTGACGAAGTGCATCGGGATAAGCGTTTTGGCTTTTCCCTCCAAAAGATTGGCAATAAGCACGGCTTGAGCATGAATCAAGTTTCATACATTGTGTATGAGCTGACGCCAACGCCAATACCTCCTACTCCCCGCACTACTATCAAGTTGCCAGTGAAAGAGGCACCGAAGAGTTGGTTTTCCCGCTTGTTTGGATTCTCGTCATGAAGCCGCTGTGGGAGATCTATCAGGTTGAGGATGTTGATTCTCAGCCTATCTGGGTGTTGGATGGGCCGATGCTGAACAAGCCTAAGATGTTTGTGGCCTTGCACTTCCTGCATCAGTACATGGAGTCGTTCCATGAAAACAAGCTGGGAGTGCGGTCTATCACTAAAGTGCGCTCCGGTGATTCCTCTACGCCAAAACATCCTTACGATAGACCGGATGGCTTTTGGGAGGCACAGGATGGATCCCAGTAAAGAAGCTTGGATTCGTGAGTCGGCGGCAAAGTCAACCAGTTGGAAAGACTTTGCCGCCAGACTTGGTTACTCATATTTGACTGCAAGGATATGGGCGAAGAGACTTAATATCACTGATCTCATACCGGATGGCCGAGTGGGTAATAAGACTGGATCCGACTATCAAGAAGAGCGTAATAAAAAGATCTGGCACAGAAGATACGTTGCCAAAGATACTCTGCAAAACATCGCAGATGATTACAAAATATCACGTCAGCGAGTCTACGCTATTGCTCGCGATGAGCAAAAAAGGCTGGCCGATGAGGTGTAAACTGCTATTATTAATTGTGGCTTTTGTTAGAGAAAGGAGCATGCCATGATTACAGAACATCCAGAGGCTGGAGAACAGTTCCTCGAAGATATGCGGACGCTTGCTGCCTCTGCTGATAATTTGGTGAAGCATTACATGGAGTTACGGCTTGTGCTGAACTACCTTCAGGGTAAACATCCTGATGCTTACCGCGAGGCTGTTGTCTTTACTGAAACCTTTTGCCAAGAGTTCGGAGGGCCAGTGGATGTCCACAACAGTAACTTCCCTGCCGAAGCACGGTAGCCCTCAAGACCGTGGAAGTGCGGACGCTTACTATGAGCGTCCGTACAATCCACACTACTATCCCAACGGCACCTACAAAGGTCCTTGTGTGACAATGCCTTTCATGACAGAGGCACAGATTGAGGAGTACCAGTATGGCTATGAAAACGAAACAAACCGCAAAGACTGGGGAGTTGATTGCTCTTCACATTGCGGGTGCAACACCGAGGAGGACTAAATGGACAGACAAGATCTTGAATGTGATCCGAGCATCATGGAAACTGTTGTTTCGCTAGACTGGGCTAGTCCCACTTCTGTTGAGGCTTCTCATTATGAGATATCTAACCTCACAGCTCGCATATGTTTCCGTGGCAATGACACATGGATTATTGACAATGACCTACTATCAATTCACCGGCCCAAGGGTGATAATGGTGGGTACTCTGTTGAACAACATGTGTTGAGGCCTGTTTACATCAACACAATTATCTAGGTTGTGAGGGGGCGACCAGTTACCTCCTTTCCCTGCGCTCTTTTTTGGGGGAGCGCAGGTCCAAGTGGCGGCGAGCAAAGGGTTAGTCGTCGTCCATAAATACAAGGCCGCGGATGCCATTGTGAATGTTCCCCTCCCGTTCACGCGAGGACGGTTGTTAGACGCTTTCACATTAGGTCAAAAGCTCTGGTCGCTTAATTCATGGCGAGTAAATCCGCGGAACACCCTTGACTAAAAAGAGTTTGCAATCAACAGGTCAGACATTACTATTAATGTATAAGCATAGCTCGTAGAAAGGAGTCAGCGATGTTTACACCTAAACCGTCTATCGGTTACCTTGCAGTTTGGGAAGGTGATACCCCTCTTGAATATGTTCACCTCAGCCATAAGCACGAAATACCCGAAATGCGCCAGTTTCTTGAAGAGCTGTACTGCGTTGAAGAACGGGGTCGCCGTGTGGAATGGAACGATCTTGAGGAAGGCCGCGAGGTCTTTATTGTCAAGGGAGGAGGCCGTGTATAGCGCACAAATCTACACCACGCGCGAGGGCGACCGCCATTACTCCACGGTCATTCATCCGACTATTAAAAAGCTAGAAGCTAAAATCAAGCTGATGATGGAAGTCGGATTGATGAAGGGCTTACAACCTGACCAGATACGTGAGGTGGTAGTGCTCAAGGGGAAGCGCAAACTGCGCATCCATGGATATTATGATTGGATTGATAACAAGCTCAAGCTTGATAGAAACAAGCCAGTCTGGTTCCACAACATGTTCTACGGATTGGAGGATTGATCATGGGTAAAGTCAAAGCATGGATGATGGGTATGGAAGAGGATATTCAAGGCCGCTTCCTGGATGGCGAGATTGATGCACGACAATGTGCAACTGAACTGGCTAAAGTCAAACTCATGGATCCCGATGAGATTGAAGAGTGGATTGATGATAATACCGCCGAGCGAGCGCGGAACATCGCCAATGCTTCAATGCAAAAGATCACAGAGTGATGTACACTGTGGTCTTCCTCCTAACTGGCGGTCGCTTCGGCGACCGCCTTTTTTGTCATTTTGAGTATTTGAAACAACCTCTTAGGTAGTCACACCTTATTATATAATGGTGGCCAAAGGGGCCACGATATCAACTAACGGAGGTAGCAATGGCTACAGATTTCCTACAACAAGTGCAGTCGGCGATGCAGGGCAAGTTTATGACTGACCCTGTGCTAACTGCTGAGGTCTGCCACGTTGTGGTAGATGAACACCGGACTATGGCTGTAAGTCTGCTGCAAGTGCCAAGCGAAGTCGGCATGGTGGCGACATACCTTTTAACCGACCACCACGGTAATCCACACCGCGACAGAGTAATTTACACAATGGATGAGTATGATCTCATCCTTGATTACATTGCAGCGGCGTAACTCAATCGGGCAGGGGGCGTTGTCCCCCCGTCCACTTTTCAAAGGAGGTAGCAATGGCTACAAATCATTTCCTGCATAGCTGCAAAAATCTTGCAGAGGGTAAGTTTTACGGCGGTCCTGTCCTGAAGGAAAACGTCCTCACCTTTGATGTTAGTGATGACCAGTTCGTCGTCATCGCGGCAGTTTACATCCCTGAAGAGGTCGGTCAGCACATACATTATCTATTGACCAATGTGCAGTTTGACGGGCATGGGTTTGAAACTTGCCGCAAGGTTATCTACGGTCAGGATGATGCTACATATCAGGACATCCTAAAATACATCGTTGCTCTTTATAAAGACCGTTGGGCAACGATGAGATCATACTCATCCATGACAGAGTAAAGGAGGTAAAAATGGGTCTTGATCAATACGCTTTCATTAATCCGCGCGAGGAGCAGCGCACCGATAGTGATGGTAATACCTTCACTGCCAAAATCGCCGAGAAAGACTTCTACTGGCGCAAGCACAGTCGCCTACAGACTTTCATGGAAAAGCTGTGGGTTGACAAAACCGGCAAGGGCGTCGGTGAGTTTAACTGCGAAGATATGGAGTTGGATGCAGTGGATCTCACTGAGCTCTTCAAAGCTGTGAAAAATGGCTACGCCGATTACCATTGTGATGGTGGATTTTTCTACGGTCACCAGCACCAAGATGAGTCGGCAAAACAGTATCACCAGGATGACCTTGACTTCATTGAACAGGCGGCAATCGCCCTGCAAAATGGACAAAAAGTCGTCTATCACTGTTGGTGGTAATCATGGTCGTACTAGCCATCGCAGGAGTGCTTTTTGCACTCCTGCTACTTACCATCTTCCGCTAACTTTTTGTTCAATTTGAGCAAATGATGCAGCCTCAAGAACTGTCACACCTTAATATATGTTATGGCCGCAGTGCGGCACCGATCAACAAACGAGGTAACCATGACACAGTTTTTGGAACAGCTTAAAGCTCACGCTATCGCACACTATAACGAAGATGCGTGGGATGTCATCGTAGAGTGCTACACCGACCACGAGCTTGCCGCTCTGGTTGGCCGCGCATCCACCCTGCAAGGCGCGATTCGCAAATGCCTTGCCGTCACCAAGCCCATCGCTGAGCGCCGCGCCGAACACGCAGCCGAAGCTGCCCTCGGGATGTAGGAGGTAACCATGGATCCGTTCAAATATTTCTACAGCATTGAAGTGTACGATGCTCAGTATGGCGATTGGCGCAGCACCGGCGATCGCTTCCGTTATTACGATAAAGCCTATGATATCGCCGAAGCCTACGCGCTCGGCAACATGGGTCACAGCGGCAGTCTGCTCCAAGAGCCAAGACGCCTCAGCCGCATCCTTCAACAAGGCAAAGTCATCAAAGAAGTTTGGACAGGGAGGTAAACATGTCTATTGATCGCGAAAACTATCTGCTTATCACCACACTGTTCTTCACCGACAGCTACAGCTACAGTCGGGAAGCACTCGTGCCAACACCTGCTGAAACACGGTCATGCAGCGCACCGTCCGATCCCCGTCAGCACGAAAAGTTTGCCGAGCAAATACTGTGCGAAAAACTTAACGAGCATGACGGCTGGCGTGCCGCACGCGAGGAAGCTGGCGTGCCGCACGATCATCTGCCCCAAGTCGCCAGTTACAATCAGCAAATAATACGGATCACACCGCAGGTCATGGAAAGGGTATATCCACCCCAACCTGTAGAGGGGTGTGATGATTGTGCCTTCCTCACTGAGGTTAATGAATCACCGACAGTTTGCACAGAGTGCTTTATTGATTATAACGAGGGGAGGGTGCAATAATCGTATAACCACGTCGCACGGGACGTCGGTTAGGGTCGTGGGCTTCTGGTCCACGGCCCACTTTTCTTAAATAGTAAGCAAGATAGAATCTGACTCATAGTAGTCTATCCGATATTACAATATACGATATCTGCTATATGTCCAAAAACAATACTTTGACTGGACGCGCGGCGCTCGTCAACAACATTTAGTGATGAGTCGATTTCTATTGTGGTCCCTATTATAGGAAAGTATGATATTTATATGCCGAAAGCCAAAGTCACCCACAAGCAGAAACTTGATGTCCTTGCAAACCCTCGCGTGGAGGTCGGACTCACTCCTAAGCAGGAAAAGTTTGCAATGATATATGCAACAGAAGAAGTAACGCAGACGGAAGCTGCCCTCCGCGCCGGTTACGCTGAGTCTAACGCCCACGCCATCGCCAGCCGTATGCTGAACGGCAGGGATTACCCGCAAGTCCTAAACCGCATACGTGATATCAAAAACGAACTCCAGCATAAGTACGAGGTAACTTTTGAAAGCCATGTCCGGAAGTTAGCTGAGTTACGCGACTCTGCCATGCAGAATGGAAACTATGCCGCAGCAGTCAGTGCTGAAAAAGCCAGAGGTTCAGCAGCCGGACTCTACATTGATCGTAAAGAGATCTTGATGGGTAAGATTGACCAGATGGATAGAAGCCAAGTGATGGCTGAAATTAAACGTATCCAAGAAGAGTTCCCCCAACTAGCTCAGGCGACAGCCCCGATTGAAGCGGATTATGAAGAGCTAGAAGTCCACCCTCGTGCAGAAGAAACCTGAGTCCAAACTTTGGAAAGCGATACGTGAAGGAACACGACAGCTACCTGTCCACTGGACTAGGGTGGAGTCATGGGCTACTCCTGGAGTGCCGGACCTGAACGGATGCTATGAGGGGATTGACTTTTGGGTTGAGCTCAAGGTTCTTACGACAAAGTCTGACAAGAAGTTCCCTGAGTACCGACCTCATCAGATTGCTTGGCAGACCAAAAGAACTCAGGTTGGTGGATTAGTTTGGAACTTGGTTCATCATCCTTCGTCCTCGTCGCTCTTATTTATGGATGGACGATACCTATCTCAGAGATTGATGGACGACGATCCGGTGTGGGATGGACGGATGGAGATGCCGATGGACCATGATGGATGGGCCGAGGTCCTACGACTTCTTACGAGTTCGTCTATGAGCTCCGGTGAAATCACCTGAAATCATGTGAAGTCATCCCCGTTATCACTGCGAATAACAATGACAATTTAGGGGTTTACAGATGAGGGCTAACTTGCTATTCTAAACATACCAGCAATGGTGCTGGACATCTAAGCTCGTAGAAAGGAGCTCACAATGGCACAAGCCAAGAAAAAGACCCAAGTGGCAGAAGTCCTGTTTCGTGGTATTAACGACCTTCCTGATGACCGCAAGGTTGAGGGTGTAACGGTTGACGACATTAACAGGTTTGTCCAAGAGCACGCTGGCGGCAACCCTAATAATGTGGGAGTTCGCCCTATTGCTTCAATTGACCCCAAGGCTGAGTTACCGTTTGCCTTTGAAAGCAAGCGAGCTCTGTACACGCCCGACGGGGCGCGTAAAGATACTTTGCGCGGCAAAGTGGTCTGGCAGTTGATCAATTCTGGCAAAACGCCCACCACGCTGACCGATGTTGATTTGGCGCACAAGTCAATCAAGGCGCGCAAATTCCACGCGCTTCTGGACGCCCTCAACGGTGGACAGTCGCCGTCGGCCAAGGCAACTTGGGGCAACGCTGTCGTAGAGCTCTACGTCATACCAGCCTAACCAATCGGTGGCCCATCTCCGGATGGGCCACTTTTTTTAGATGGATGGATGGATGGACGCGGATGGATGGACGACGATGACATGTATGTACGTCAGTACATACATGCTCCAGGGTACTCGTAAACGCTGATCTCGGGTGAAGTCTCCTGAAGTCATTGCGAACATAAAAGACACACTTACCTATGTAAATAGGTATAATAAAGTATAACCAACAATTTGCATGGAGGTAACAATGCAAAATCTTAACAGTAAAACTACCGAAACATGGTATGGCTACCCTGAAGGCGCACAAGTATTTAGTGCTGATTGCCCTACCATTTTGCCTGAAGCATTAGCTAATGGCGAGGCTAATTGGCAAACTGTCGGCGGCAGTAATTACTTGCCTGAAGTAACAATTTACGAGGCAAAGGTTGCTAACTATCTGTATACTATCCACGCTTATAACAGCATAGCTGGTCCAACATATACAGTTTACCGTGAAAACTTAAACCAGTTCTTCGGGTAATAAGCAGGGCGGCTTCGGTCGCCCTGCTTTTTTAGACGGCTACCGATGGATGGAGTTGGATTGATGCGGATTGAAGCTCTATTTATCATCATTAGTCACATACCCTCGCTTCCTGGGTACTCACAAAATCTTCTGCGATGCCCCGATAACGTGCGACAATTTAGTGCTGGCCGGACGGCGCAGCGCGGCCCATTGTAAACAGGTAAACGCAACCAAAGGAGAAAACCATGCGTACACCGTTTTACATTATGGCCACCCTTGCGATGGTCACCTTAGCTGGCCTGCTGCTTATACTTGCGGCCACGGATTTACACGGGATTGTCCACAGCACAATCGTCTACATGCTTTATGCTATAGGCGGCTTGGCGTTTGCGTGGGGCGGCTACGGCCTTGCCGTGCTGCGGTAATGGCCATGTTGCTGGGTGTAATTGCTGCCTTAATTATTTTAGCACTGGCTTAACAAAAGGGGTTTACACCAGCTTACGGGCTGGTGTATAAAATAGGGGTAGCCACGGCATAGGGCGGTGGCGTTAACCGTAAAGGGGTTTACCAATGGGTAACAACGGTAACAAGGCAGCGCAGGCCTTTAACGGCGCAAACGGTGTGGGTGCACCGGTGGCAGCGGCAGCCATTGCCGCATTTATACAAGCTAATGGCCTTGGCAATGTTAGCTTGCAGCTAACGCCTAATGCACTGGCTAACGGTGTGTTGTTTGGCGGTGGCCGCTTGTGGCTGGCAATGCTGCCCAACGCACAAGGCACCATTGGCAAGCGTGGCCTTATACTTTGGGCCTGCGTTAACGGTGTGCCGCAGCACACTGTTAACGGTGTTAAGCAATACAACATTGCTGGCATTAGCACTAAGCTACCAACCAAGCTTGTGCCGCAGCCAATGGCCGCAATACACGCTGCACACCTTGCATACGGTAGCAGCGTGTACGGCAATGCCAAAACCCCAGCGGGTGGCACTACCAACCAAAACGCAGTATGCGCCATACTTAACGGTGGCTTTGGCCTTAGCGCCCAAACCGTAGCCACCTACGGCACAGCGTTTGGCAAGCTGGTGGCCACCGGCTAAACCCCAGCCCTAGGCGGTGCGCAGCGCCGCCTAGGGTACCCACGGGCTAAGTGCCTGTTTTAAAACGGTTAAAAAAATAACCGCACCCCCCTTGCCCGAGGAGTGTTGTATGTGCATCAGCATATACAAGGATCTGTCGATATCGTAAGCACTCCAAAAGTTTTCGGCGTACCCCACCCCCCTTTTTGAACAATGATCTCCTAGGTTCATTGCCGCTGAAAAATTTTTATATTATTCTGAATCCATGGATAATCAAGCGCCGTTAAATATCCCTGAAGATGTATTGAAGACTTATGCCCGTTTGCTTGAAAAGCAGGGACAGTACATCTCGAGTGATCTCGCGAGAAAAGATTTCATGGCCTACTGTAAAACGGTATGGCCTGAGTTTATTGAGGGTAATCACCATAAGGTGATGGCTAAGAAGTTTAATAAATTAGCCACGGGTAAAATAAAGCGGTTGATTGTGAATATGCCGCCGCGTCATACAAAGTCGGAGTTTGCCAGTTACCTATTGCCGAGTTGGTTGATGGGTTTGAATCCAAAGTTAAAGATTATTCAAGCAACGCACACGGGTGAATTAGCTGTGCGTTTTGGTCGTAAGGTGCGTAACCTTATGAATAGTACAGATTACTCTCTGGTCTTTCCTGAGGTGAAGTTACGGCAGGATAGTTCTGCGGCAGGCCGGTGGGAGACGCATGAAGGCGGTGAATATTTTGCGGCTGGTGTGGGTGGAGCGATTACTGGCCGTGGTGCGGATTTGATGATTATTGATGACCCGCACTCAGAACAGGATGCGTTATCGCCTGCTGCGTTAGAGAATGCGTATGAGTGGTATACTTCTGGCCCCCGTCAGCGTTTACAGCCGGGAGGAGCGATAGTTATTGTGATGACGCGTTGGTCGGAGATTGACCTTACGGGTAAATTATTAAAGCAGCAGAGCCGTGATATATTAGCTGACCAGTGGGAAGTGGTCGAGTTTCCGGCGTTATTGGATGATGAAAAAGTATTATGGCCTGAGTTTTGGAAGAAGGATGAATTATTAAAGGTTAAGGCTTCTTTGTCGGTAGGTAAGTGGGAAGCTCAGTGGCAGCAGAATCCTACATCCGAGACGAGTGCTATACTCAAGCGTGATTGGTGGCAGAAGTGGGAAGGTGAAGATATCCCGCCGTTGACGTATGTGATGCAGTCTTATGATACTGCGTTTAGTAAGCAGACAAATGCTGATTACAGTGCTATCACAACGTGGGGTGTATTTTACCCAGAGGAGGGTGGCCCACCAAACATTATTCTATGTGATGCGCGGCGTGGCCGGTGGGATTTCCCGGATTTACGACGTATTGCGCAAGAAGAGTATGCGTATTGGGATCCTGAGTGTGTATTGATAGAGGCAAAGGCTAGTGGTATGCCGTTGACGCAGGAGTTGCGGCAGATGGGTATACCTGTTCAGAATTACAGTCCTAGCCGTGGTAATGATAAATTCACGCGGGTTAACTCCATTGCGCCTCTTTTGGAAAGTGGTTTAGTATGGGCTCCGGATACACGTTGGGCAGAAGAAGTAATAGAAGAGTGTGCTGCGTTTCCGGCTGGCGAGAATGATGATTTTGTTGATACGGTAACTCAGGCTCTCCGACGATTCCGTGAAGGCGGCTTTATACAACATCCAGAGGATTATGACGATTATGTTGAGGGTCCCCCAAGAGTTGCAAACTATTACGGATAAGATAGAGTTTTACCGGCAGTTGATGGAAAAATTTGAGAGAGCTATGCGCCCACGGCCCACTCTCCGTGTCATACAAGGGGGTAAGCGTGGCTAGACAACCATCTCCATATAATAATATTGAGCGTGAGTTTACCTTGGTCGGCCAGAAATTGCCGACCGATGACCTTGAAGTAGAACTCCCGGAGCAAGGTCCGGAGCCTTCGTTTGATGGTATGGAGATGTCGCGGTTAGAAGATGGTTCTGTAGAGTTTGCGGAGCCAGAAAAAGCTACAGCGGAAGATATGGGTTTTGGTGAAAACCTTGCTGAAGGTTTAGAAGAGGATGAATTAGCTGGTATTGCCAGTTATGTGCTTGAAAAAGTAGAAGAGGATAAATCTTCGCGCAAAGAGTGGATCAGTACTTACTCACGTGGTCTTGATTTACTCGGTATTAATTACGAAAATCGCACAGAACCCTTCCAAGGCGCTACTGGCGTAATACATCCCATGCTAAATGAGGCTGTAAGCCAGTTCCAATCACAAGCGTATAAAGAATTATTACCGCCGAGTGGGCCGGTACGGACGCAAGTATTGGGCGATACTACACCAGAACTCGAAAAACAGGCAGACCGCATCAAAAATTACATGAATTATGAGATAATTCATGTCATGGAAGAGTATGATAGTGAGTTTGATCAGATGCTTTACTATCTTGGGCTGTGCGGTAGTGCTTTTAAAAAGGTTTACCGCGACCCACAGCTCAATAG